GCCAAAAAGTTGGCGATGGCCGTCTTTAGCTCGCTGTAGGTGCTTATGCTCATATCCGTCCGCCGCCTGTCCTAAAGTCTCGGTTCTGGTGGTCGTTCAGCCAAGCCTTCCACGCCTTTGGATTTTCACGCGGCGGGCCTAGCGTCTCTAGGAGGTGATTATACACGACATTCGGTATTTCAGCCACATGCTGCATGTGGCGCTGCGTATTGCCGATCATCTCGCCCTTTTTGGACTCGCCTGCCATCTGCTTGTTGATTTTCAGTAGATCGTCGAACCGCTGCTTCTGGTGGATGATGGTCGAGCCGTCGCTGGCCTGCTCCATCGAAACTTCCTTTTTTGTGTGCGGGTCGGTGTAAAGATAGCGTTTCATGCTTTCCCCTTAAAAAGAGAGGGGGCAGTTGCCCGCCCCCTCGTTAGTCTTAGGAACCTGACAGGTCGAAAATACCTGCATGTGCCTTTGGTGCCAGAACCTTCAGCGCCCATTCGGTGATGAGCATTGTGGCCTGTGAGTCACCTGTGTCGCCCATATCCTTCTCTTGGAAGTTACGACCGTTGAGTGTGCAGAGTGATGCAAACTCAGGATCGAGGAGGAACATCTTGTCGTTGGACATGAAGCGTGAAGGTGTCGCCTCGACGGTGCCGAAGTCTGTGAGGAACACAGAAGTCGAACCGACGTATGCAACTTCCTTAGCGGCTGTCATGTTCACATCGTTAGAAACGAGGTTTCCAGATGCTGACAGGTCAGAGAAGTTAGCGCGGTTAGTAGCAGAAGCCAGCATCATTGATGGGTTTCCGCCGTCTGTCCACGCATCCTGCATGCCGTCCTCAATCAACGCAAGCGTCAACGCACGGTCGTCACCATCAGCCACCGTGTCTGTGCCTGTACCGGCTGAGAACGCGCCTGAACCTGCACCGACAGAACCGTTGGTGATCCAAGTCATCAGTGAAGCTGACTTGCGTGGCTCAGAGCCAGAGCGGGCCACGTTAGTGTCCGTGATGCTCTTTTCTATGTCGCGGCGTAACTCAAGTGCCTTACATTTTGTTACCGCTGGCCTGTTTATGACCAGCTTCTACGGCTTGTGGTCAGGTTATACCGTAGATCAGACTATATCTTCACTTTCGTGTTGGGCGCTCGTGGGCAGATTATTCTTTCGTCACCGCCTAGTCGTTGAACCTTCACCAGCCCTCAGCTTTCGCTTCCATCTGGCGCTTGGCTGCTGATTACCCGCCTCCGGGCTTCCCAGCAATTCACCCAATTTTTTTCCTGAACCAGTCAGACAGCAATCTGATTTAGAACAGGGGTGCCTGAGGTCAGGTTAAGCACCTTCTGGTAGTTATGCTCGCGCTCACGACCAGCCGTGTCCACAGCATCCAGAGTGCCGGATGTTGCGAATGACTTGACGCTGATCTGGTGGTAGTTGCCCAGACGCACCGTCGGTGTAGCCGCAGCCGTCGAAATCGCTGCGCCTTCATTGACGTGGTTGTTAGTGGCGGCGGAAGCGAGTTCCTGTGTCTGCCACTCGGTAAAGATACCGTTTGATGTCTCCTTCTTCACGTTTGAGAAGAAAGGTGTTTCTGCGGGGTCAATGCGGTAAATGACATCAGCAAGCTGCTCGCGCTCACCTACTGCTGCCGCTGTTGCGAATGTAGTCATGATTTTTGTTCCTTCCGGGTCATCTGCCCATCAAGTAGTTGACTGCGGCATCAATGCTGCCCTCTTTCGAGAGCTTGTCAAACGATTGCTGCCGCTGCTTGGATGCAGCCTGCTTCTTGGTTGTTGGCTTGCCTGCCTTGGCCATCTTTGGGGCTTTGCGGGTGCGCTTCTTGGCCGTGGGTTTCTTCTCTTGAAGGTTGTCCCATTGCCACGCTTTGTAGAGCAGTTCGATGGCGCGCGCATCAGATGCGTTTGCAATCTCCTCCTCACTAAACCCGATCCGCCGCTGGGCGTACTTGATAACCTCTTGCCTCTCGGCATTGCGGGTCTCTTCGTTCTGCCAAGCCGGTATCCGATTGAGCATGTCCTCGCGCTGCGTCTCCAGATGCTTCTGCATGTGGGCCTGCTGCTCTTGGGCTTGCTCGGCGGATATGCGCTGCTGCTCTGCCTCGACCTTCTTGGAATACTCTTTCTGCTGATCCCATTCGGCTTTGGCGAGGAACAGATCACGCTCCGTCATTGTTTCGGCCAATGCTCTCCAGTCAGGCTCTTGCTGAGTTGTCTGCTGGATTTGACTTTGCAACATATCAAGTTGCTGCTTGTATGCGTCTCTCAGTGCCTTGGTTTCTTCAGCCTCGGCCTCGAAGGCCTTGCGCTGCTCCGCCAATTCCATTGAGCGCTTCGTGAATGCCTGCTGCCGAGAATAACCATTCTGAAGCTCGTCGAGGGTGACAGCATGTTCCTCACCGTCAATCTTGACAGTGTATAGCTGTTCCTCTTCCTCTTCTTCCTCGTCGTCCTCTTCGTAGACATCTTCGCCGTCATCAACGTCCTCGTCATCGTAGTCATCTTCGGGAGCTTGCGCCGTGTCCTCTGATGCCTCGAGCGTCTCTGTCTCTTGCGGTTGAGGCGCTTCCGCCTCGGGCTGCTCTTCCGTTGCATTGTCCACTGGTGGGGTGCTTAGAAGGCTTAATGCGTCTGATACTGAAATTTCGCCGGTCTCTGTCGAGTTATCGGACATGAAAATTACCTCTGTCTATTGTTAAAATCAGTTTGCCTCTTGACTTCATCAAGCTGCATTTTTGCTAACTTACCATCCTCTATTACGCTTTGGAAATAACCCTTTAGGGCATCCAAATTTTGCAAAAGCTGATATAGGCGCTCTCGGCTCTCTGTGTCACCGACTGACGAATTACGCCAAGCCTCGATAAACTGCCCCTCCAGATATTTAAAACCGTCCTGCAAAATCTCGTTACGCAGTAGCGCTTCAGCCTTCGCAGATCGCTCAATCTTTTGTCGAGCCTGTCCCTCATTCATGTCTTTCCCTTATGATAGTAGTGTGTAACCCGGATATTGGCGCATAGTGCCGCCGGAGCGGCGGAACGCTTGGTTAGCCGCAGAGAAGTCTACCGGCGGCAGGCCAAAGCGCTGGCCAAACTCAAGCAGCCCGGACGGGGCAATGTCAAGCAGGCCCATCATTCCGTATGTCTGTGGCGCGGTGTAGTCTGCTGGCTGAATGGCGCCGGTGTCCAACCGGCAAGCCTGCAAATCCTCGTCAAATATATATCCGTCCGGGCATTGGCCGGTGTCAGGTGACGGCGCAGCGATCTGCTGCTGCCCGCCCTCGCCGCGTTGCGCGCGGCGCATTGCAGCCTCGCGCTCAGGGTCTTGGCCCGTGAGGATGCCGCGCTCGTCATAGACGCCGATTACCTGACCAAGGTCGTTTGTGACAATTCGGCCCCGCATAGCGTTGGCAGCGTCAAACGGCTGCATTTCGCCAAACTCGCCAAGTGCGCCGGCCAGATTTCTTAGATTGATAGAGGACACGCCGCCAAGAAGGCCGGGCAACTTAGGGCCGGCCAGCCGGTCCTGAACATCTGACAAGTAGTTTCTCAGCAGGCTCTGCTGCTGCGCGACAAAGGGAGCCTGAGCCTGCTGGGCTGTCGCCGCAGCCTGCTGGTACATCTCAGGGGCGCCGGGTGCGCCGGGTGCGCCACCGCTGCCGCCACCCATATTGATAATGTTCTGAGCTTGCTGAGGTGTCATCCCGGCAAAACCCTCAGTGCCATATCTGGCAACGGACTCCAGAGGGTGCATGCCAGATGGCGGGCTGTCGTCCGGCCTGTTGTCTCTCATTTTAGAGCCTTGGCTAAAGTTGCCACCGCCGGCAGTCGTCCGACCCTGTGCGCTGGTTACACTTCTTGGTGGCATATCTAAACCCTCGGCAAGTTGGTTGATATTTCTGCGTCGGTCACGGCCTTGGCCACGCGAAGCTCTGCCTCAGCCTGTAACTCTTGCCGGCGCAGTTCCATCTCAAGCTGCATCTTTTCTCGCTCAAGCTGTATCTCCATCTGCATGCGCTCGCGCTTGATCGCCATCTCCTGCTCCAGCTTGACAATCTCAGGGTCAGGGCCGGCAGGCTGTTGCTGCTGCATCATCATCTGCTGCTCGATCATTTCGGGCGAGCTAAAGAACAAGTCAGCGTCCTTAAAGCCGCCGATCTCGGCAATCGAGCGCAGCGTGTTGACATACTGTGACATCGTGACAACCGGGTTCTGCGGGCCAAGCTGCATCAGGATTTGCTCTTGCTTGGCAGCAATCTGCGTCAAAAATGCGATCTTGGTCTCGTCGTCTGTCGTGCCGAGGCCGACCTGCACGACAACGTCAAACTCGCTGTCCCACTCCGCCGGGTTGATCGGCACGAAGCTGTTACGCAGGCGCACCGTGCGGGGCTTGCTGTCGTATTTGGTCAGCAGGTGCAGGATGCCCTTGAACAGTTGCTTGACACCGGTTTCGGCGTAGGTTCTGGCGATGCTCTCCAGCTTGACCTGCGCGCCGCGAACCGTGGCGGCAACAGCCGACGCTGTGGTTGACTGCAAGGCGTCGGGCGATAGACCCTGCGACGCGGCTGAGATGCCGGTGCGGCTCTCTTTTATGCCGTCCACATAATCCATCAGCGGGCGCACTTCGTTGCCGACAGGCGCGCCAGTGATTGACTGCAACATGCCCGGCTGGCGAACACGGATCACCCCGCCCGGAGATGCCGAAAGCAGATCATCGAGGTTCACCTGACCCTCGACGGCAGCCACGCGCGGCATGCTGGACGAGTAGACGCTGTCCAGATACTGACGCATCAGCGTGGTCTTGATGACCTGCAAGTCCTCGGTCATGTCATAGATCGAGCGACCCACAAGCCGGTGCGGCATCAGGATCGGCGTGACAACAGCAAACGGGATGTGATCGAAAGGCTCATTGTGCAGGATATGCGAGCCGCCATCACCGATGGCGCAGATGCGGCGACGCTCGGCAATGCCGTCGCCGTCGAAGTCCACGTTCATGATGCACTCGTAATAGAGAACCTCGCGCAGCGCCGGGTCGGCTGCGTCGGTGCCTGTCGCGGCCTCTAAGTCTTGGAAACGGCTGGTGCGCTCGCGGTCAACGTCAAGCTCGCCGGAGCCGGCATGCGCCTCAATCTCGTCCTGATCGTATCCCATAGCGACAAGGTCGGACACAGTCATCGTCGTGCGGTGCGCGACGAAGTGCGCCTCCTCGAGGCTCTCGGCCCGGCGGGAAACAAGAAACTCCTCGGGCGGCACGTTGATGACTTTGATCTTGCCGGAGCGGCGCGTCACTTTGACGCTGAGGTCGTAGCTGCTGGCGAGCGGCACCATCATGCCGTCATCAGCCATCATCGTCTCGGTCACGGTTTCTTCCTGCGAAACAACCTCAACGTCGGGATCGTTGAGCAGCATCACAAGCTCGTCCTCGTTCAGCCCGTTGTATTCCTCTTCGGTGACATCTTCCGTCTCGTCCCAGAAATACTTGACGACGCCGAGACGGAACATCAGCCCGTCCTTAAACCAGTCGTGCATCAGGCGGTAGCCGGGGTTGTCGTGATTGATGACGAAGTTGGCCATATCTGTGGCCTGCTCCGCACCCTTAACGTCCTCGGCGGTGCGCGGTGCGAAGCGCACATACTGATCATTGGCCGTGAACACCCGCATCAGCGATGGCATGATCTGCTCCACCGTGTCTGCAAAGGTAGTGTCAACAACGGATGACTTTCCAGCCTGCTCGTTACCCAGAGGCTCGCCGAGGTAAAAGTCGATAGCGCGCAGACGCTCTTGCGTGTACTCGCTGTCGAAGTGATTGAGCGAGTCCTCGATCTCTGAGGACACAATGCTCGATAGCTGGTAGTCGTCCATTTTGTCGGCCATAATGCCCTCTATTTTGCGTACTTGCCTAGCGTGGTGTTGTGGCCGGGTGACTTGCGGCGACGCGGTGAGCGGGCCGGTGGAGTGACGGGTGCTGCGCGCATGATCATGCCGCTGCCCATCATCTCGTTCATTGTGCCACGGCGCGGCTTAGGCATAGGCGGGGTGACTTTTTTCTTGTTGCCGTACATTACTTTTTCACCTTCTTGGCTAGTTTCTTGAGGGTTGAGGATTTCTCAGGCTTGGCAGTCTTGGCCGGGCCTTTGGTGGTGTTAACGTGCAGAATAGGCGGGACAATGGTATCAGCCGCAATGTGGGCGTTCTTGCCCTGTATGCAGCGCCCCATATTCTCGCAGCGCCCGCGATACGGGCAGTCATCACAAACAATCATTTCTTGCCTCTTGCTTTCTTGTAGATGTCTTTGTCGGCGGTGCGCGCCTTGTCGCCCCGCATGTAACTGTTAACCCGGCCCATCGCCCACGCCGCCATCGGCACGTTTCTGGAGCCACTCGATAGGTAGGCGCCCTGACCGCGCCGGTAGACGCTGGCGAGTTCGCCGTATGTAAATTTGCTCTTCTCCGCCTTGGAGCGGAGCGTTTTCTTTGTCGCCTCGGATAGCGGTTTTGCTTTAGGCACGGCCTCGTCTCCCCTGCTTTGCTCTGGATTTGCTGACGGCCCTCACGTCTATCTTCTTGCCTTCCTTGTACGCTTTAGCAGTTTTTTTGATCTCAGCCGCCTTGCGTGTTTTAGACTTAGCGCCCTGAAGATACTTCTTCGGAAGGCCCGTCTTTTTGTCTTTCGGAACATTGGGAAAGCGCCTCGGCATTACTTCTTTTTCCCGCCTTTACCTTTTCCGTAGTGTTTACCCGGCATTTTTCTTTCTCGCTTTCTTCTTTGCTGTTTCGGACAAATCGCCGAAATGATAGACGCGCTTGCTTTTTGGCGTCATGCGCGCGCCAGTCATTATGACGCCATCATTGTGCTTGTGTATCGCACCGCGATATTTCTTGCCATCTCTGAAATAGTGAAGTCCTGCGGCCATTACGATCCCTTCTTCCACTTCTTCGACGGTGACTTGGTCTTTTGTGGGTTCCACTTGACCTTCGCCGCCCAATACGCCGCAGACAGCTTGCCCTTGGCTATGTTCTTGCGGTGACGGCTCTCAAACGCCTTGCGCTGGCCAACCGTCTGATTTGTCTTTACGCCCTGCTGGCCAAAGCGAATGACCTTGACCGTGTCGCCCACCTTCGCCACAACCACATGCGACTTGGTCGGGTGGCTGGGTGTGCGCTTGGGCATATTGTAACCCTTAACGCCATATTTCGCTAGGCGGGGGTCTTTAGGTGCGCTTGGGGCCATTAGAGGATGCCTCCGGCGGGCTGGGGCTGCTCTTCGCGCGCCATACCAGCGCCGAGGAGGCCTGCGACAGGTATAGATAACAGTGGTATTTTCCCAGAAAGGAAATCTTTGTAGACCTTTTCCTTGCTCTCGCCCAAAAGCTGAGACGTGACATCAACACGCTCATCAATAAGGTCAACAACCGTTTTTAACTCGGACGCCAACCCTGTTCTGTTGCCACTGCCAAACCAGCCCAAAGACTGCGCCTCCGCTGGTGTCACGCCGAGCTTTTCCGCTGCTAATTTGTATATGTCAGAAAATACAGCATACTCCGTCTGCATCTTTTCCCCGCCCACCTTTTGGCTTCCGAGCGTGTCGATAATCATTGTTGCCGGGTCCAGAGACGATGGGTCCGCCTCGTATTTTTTGTGGAACTCAGGCTTAATAAACTTTTTCGGCACCGAACCCGGCATCGCCTCATTCATCGCGTCAAGGGCGCCTCGAACAGCGTGTGTGTCAACGGTGACGCCTTGAAGGTTTCCTTTTACATTTTCTGCAAATGTTGCCGGCTTCGGGTTTGTGCTATAGTCAATTCCACCCTGACGGACCGCATCAACTAGAAGCCCGTGAATGCCGCCGGGGCCAATCATCATCGGGTAGCCTTTTTCGTTAATGCCGCCAGAACCGGGGCCAATAACATCGGTCAGAGGTATCCCAGCCTCTTGCTTTGCGGCAACCAAGGATGCGTTTCTAAGGTTTTGCTCAGTCATAGTCCGGGGGCTTGTCGCAGCGTAGTTTTCAGCGAACCTAGATATTTGCTGTAGAGCCTTCTGCTCCGAAACGCCAAGCTCCTTTGCCTTTTCAAGCAGCGGGCCGGTATGATAAAAATATTGAGCAGGGGTTCCTAGATAGGGCTTCATCCTTTCCGCAAGTCGCGTCGCAATGACGTCTTGATTTTCCATAACAACCCTTGCCCTGTCCCCCAGAGGCAACTTTGATCCTTCCGCCTGACGAGGAACCGGCGTCTCTTCTTGCCGCATAATTTGCGTGGTGCGCTCATAAGACTCCGGCGAGGTGTCAAACAAGGGGCTTTGCCCTGATGGTTGAGTTCTTTCAGCGCTAGGCATCGCCATCTGATCTGCCCTAATTTGCAAAACGCGCTCAAGGTCGTCTGTCATTGCCGGGCCGCCATTGTCGCCCATACGGGCAACTCTTGCAGCTCTAGGCGCCTTTAAAGCAGCGCCTGCGGCAGCGGCTGGTGGGAACATAGGGGTCATTGCCATAAGAACATCCCCAGCGCCTCCAGCGGCCTGCATAGCGGCGTCAATATATTCTTTTCCAGCTATGTTTTGGCTAAAACTTGGAAGGTACTCACCGGGGCGGGATGGGTCTGGTGCGCCGCCCATAATGTCAGTAACACCCCCGCCGGGGGCAAAAAGCAGCCCGGTGGCTGCGGCAGGGTACATATCAGAAAAGCGGGTTGGCTCTTCGGTTAAAAGCCCCTCGTCATATCCGCGATAAAGGTCCACCATCTAAACAATCCAATTCGTTGAGGGGTTCAATGTGCGATTGCTATTATAACCCCTTGACCAGCCTCCAGCAACCGCCCCTGCGCCGGCGAAGCTCAACACAAAAGCGTCAGCCACGTCGGGCGATCTCTGGCCGCGCTTCTTCATCTCGTCCTTGCTCTCAACCTTCAGCTTGCCGGTGCTGAGATACTTATACCGAATGCCGGTGATCTCCGAGATCAGCGTGTCGTCCTGCGGCATGTGGCAGTCACGCGCCTCAAACCACTCGCGGGCGCTCCAAAACAACTCATCGCGCAGCTTATTAAACCGATCCTTCATGCTGGCGCTCTCGGACACCGCCACAGCAACGGCGGGCAGGTCCAACTCGCGCAGGCGATCCGCCAAGCCGGCGCCCAGACCAATCGCGTCCACATATATCGCCTGCGGGCGCATCCGATACGGCACGGCGTCGTATTCGGCCAGTATGATGCCCGCAAGCTCCATCAAATCCTTGCCCTGCCACGTCTTAATCGGCTCGACGATGACGTTGCCTTGGCGCTTGCACAGCGCGGACCTATCGCCGCCATAGCGGGCGACGTCCAAGCCCCATTCAACCGGGGTGGTCGGGCCGGCCTCCACGTCGCGCCGGGTGGCCTCTTCAACCAAGTGCAGCGGCACAAGCACGTCGTCCGACTGCGTGGGAAACTCGCCCAACACGCGCACACGGTAGACGTTGCTCGCCTCACCGTATTTGTCCGCCATATCGGTGATAAACTTCGGATCGACGTATTCGCCCTCCTCGCACGACACCGTAATGCAGTGCCAGCGCTCGCGGTCCGAATGAAAAGCGTCGTAGAAATACCCGTCGGAGCGGGTCGGGTTGCCGCACATGATAATTTTCGCGCCGGGGGTGGAGAGAGCGCCCGACGCAGTCTCGAAGATCACGTTTGGCACACCCGACGCCTCTTCGACGATAAACATCATATTGGGCGAGTGAAAACCAGCCAGCGCCTCCGGGTTCTCGCGGCGGCTGGTGCGCGCCACGGCGAAGCTGTCCGACGCGCCCTTGAGGGCGATTTTGTCGGCCTTAAATTCGAGCAAATCCTTGAAGGGCTGGGGCATGTTCCGCGCCCAGCGGTCGATCTCGGTCCACAAAACGTCACTTAGCTGGTGGGCGCTGTTGGCGGTGACAGCCGTCTTTGTCGGATAGCGGGTCAGCAGCCACCACAACACGATCCACGACTCAAATGCCGTTTTCCCGACGCCGTGACCGCTCTTGACGGCGACGCGATCATGCGCGGCGATGGCGTCAAGCGCCTTGCGCTGCCACGTTTGCGGCTTGGCTTGCAGGACGGTCTCAACAAACAGCGCGGGGTCGTCGCGCAAAATGGCGATAGTGTCGGCGGATAGGGGGGATTGCGTCATGTGTGGGTCCGTGGGCTAGGGATTTCGAGAGGGGGGTATATATTTATCGCCGCCCCCGCGCGTGATTTGACGGGGGGGGGTCGTTGTTTCACAGAAATGTTTCACGTTTTGTCGCATAACGTCCATTATGGAAGAATCGGCATCAATAAAAACAATGACTTAGCCGTGGAACAATATATGCCCATAATTATGTCGCCTTTGGAACATCAATGTTGACCTGATCTTGGTTAACAACGTCGTCGTGCGCGCGTAGCGATTGCGCTTGTGTGTCTCGCTCGTCCTGATGCTCTATCGCGTTTGCCCGCCGCATCTCGATTGTCTGGTTAACCTGCTGCAAAACCTTGATGTAATCCTCGCTCGGCGACGCCTTCACGTCGATCTGCGCTTTGTCGCCGTACACGTTTGGCGTCATCC